CACCAGAGGGTAGTTTTAACTTAGCTTCTATTACTTCGTTAAATGATTCTTTAAACGTTAACATCCGTTGCCTCTTCCCCTTCTGTTTCTACAGCAGGCTCTTCGACTACTGGAGTATCATTTGATGCTCCATACATCTTTGAAGCAACTTCTTGTTTATGCATATCCAACGCACCAATTATTTTATCTTTCATAATACTATTAAACGTATTATTACTCTTTTGTGCGTCACCCTTTTTTATATTATTAATTAAATTTCTTGTACTCATAATCTCTCTTTATCTTATTTATAAAATTTTATATTTTAAGCTTATTATTTCTGTAATACCATCAAGTCAGGATTAATTTCATCCGCTGTTAATGGATCGTCCTTATTATCTTTATTAATTTGCTTAATATCTTCATCAGTTAATTTAAGAACATTACGACGTACCCAAGCTTTAGACCAGAATAAGCCAATATATTCGTCCATCATCTGAACTGTTTCTATTCTTTCCTTAAGGATTTCTGAATCTTTAAGTTCAGCATAGTAATTATCTCGTGAATATTCAACAGTAATTGCTTCTCTCATTCCTTTCCAATCACTTGGAACAATAATCTTTTTAAGAATTAATTGTCTTTTAAGTGCTTCATAAAATATACTAGAAAATTTATTACGAACTCTATTAATAAATTTTTGGAATTTAAGTTCGTCACGTGTAATTTCTGATGAACGACCTATAGAAAATGCATCCGCTTCTGTCAATCGTGACATAGGAATATTTAAAGCTCTATATAATTTTTGTTGGAAATATTGAATATCTTCAATCTCACCGAGGTTTTGTCCACCTGGTAATGTAGTTATTTCAGTACCACGACCACCTTCTCTACGAGGTAACCAAAAATCTTCCATAACGTTACGATGAATTTTTTCATCTTTAATATTACCTGTAGTAGGATCGTATACTATCTTATTACGATACCTATTCATAGTATTATTTAAGTATTCTTCTGCTTTACCCTTAGGTAAATTACCAACGTCTATATAAAATATACGTCTTTCAGGAGCTCTTGATATACGATAAATAACTAATGAGTCTTCCATCATACTTAATTGATTTATAGGTTTAAGTGCTTTTTGTAAATAACCAATAACTTTATTACGTTCTTCGTTTAATAAACCTGAATTAACCTGAATAATAGCATCAGGATGAATTTTTAAACCTTCACCTGTATGTGCTAAATTCTCATCTTGATATAAGTAATACTCTTCACCTTCTTTAATAATTTCTGCCCCAGTCTTAGGATCTTTAATCTTTTCAACTTCTTTAATTTTACGAATCTTAGTAGGGTCAACTTGTCTTAGTTCTACTATACCACCATCTGTTTTATTTTCATCAATGATAACATGGAAAAATAATCTTCCATCAACATACCATCGTCTAAATAATTCATATGCAATATTAGAAAAATTAACTAAATTAAGAATTCTTTCAAACTCTTCCATGATTAAATCTTTAATACCATTCTTCATTTTAAGCTTATCAAGATTTAATTTAACAATAACACCTTGTTCTTCTGTAATAGCTTCATTACATATGTCCTCAATCGCCATATCCACCTCTGGATATGAAGATATCGTACGATATTTCATTATTAATTCTTTATCATTTTGGAATTTATCTCCCTGTAGGTCCATATACTGACCAAAGTATCCGCCAGTGGGAGAGATTTCAAACGCACCGTCCTCATTGTCTGCTGCAAATGATACGGGTTTCTTGTCTGTTTCTATTGCTTTTCTTTTAAATTGAAAACCGAATAGTGATCTGTTGTTATCTGCCATTTAATATCCTATACACTCTTTCTTAAATATATTTATAACACTTAAGAAAGAGTGCCTTTCGGCACTCCTTAAGTTATTATGATGATTTACGTTGTCTTATTAGATTCCCAATACTGAACTTGTAATTCAACTGTGAATTCCTCAATAACATTTTCTTGATCATAGCCCACTTCAATCGCTCCTAAAGCAGTAGGGAATGTACCCCTAATGTTATAGGTCTTCTTTGATGTACCATCTTTATCAAGTTGTTCCACAATCATATCAGCCATGTAAGAACTTGGTTGTGTTAACCCAGTATTCTCTTCATGTTGATTAATGCCGTTCATCCATTGTTCAAATGAATTACGTACATTAAAGTCAGTATCGTTAATAACGGTAATATTCCATGGTTCAAACGTTCTGTCACCAGCTATTTGCAACTGACGGCCCCTAAAAGGAACCGGAATAGGTGCAATTGTACTTGCTGGTAAAGAAGCTGCTTTACACATGTAAGATGCTAAAGATACATCCGCAGTAACAAAGCTTGGAAAGCCCATCGTTACTTTGAATAGATTAGGTCTAGCACCGCCGCCAACTAACTTGGCTTTCATATCATCTACGCCTAAAATAGCCATCTTTAATTACCTCCTGCAATTTCACTAAACTCAACACCAGTGCGAGTTGCAATGAAGTTAAGTGTAATGTAGTTAATAGAACGAGCAGGTTTGACAAAAATATCAGCAACAAATCTATTGGTATCAATAATTGCTCCTGTGTTATTTGTGCCATCACATACTACTTTAAAGTCCGTAATACCTCTACGTCCTTTAACATCCCTTAAGAAAGGCTCAACCATATTTCTAAATTGTGCCCTTGTAAACTCATCATTAAATTCAAATAATGATGCTTTAGATGCTGTACTAATTGCTTTCTCCAATACAATAAACAATCTGCGAACATTAATTCTATCAAACGCTGATGGTTTAGATTGTAAAGTTTTATCACCAAATAACACTGTTCCTGAGCCTGGGAATGTTACAATTGGGTTTACACCTGTCTTGTATAAAGCATCCCTTTGAGCTTGATTAGGATTCCATGCTAGTTTAGTAACATTTCGAACATTACCACGAGAAAATCCAGCCGGTGAGAACCAAGCATCTGCGACTAAGTCAGCGTTGGCTGATAGTCCTGCTGTGGAACCTGCCGCGCAAATCCAACGATATACATCATTGTATTTGTCATACACATATAAAGAACTTGAATCTGCAAAGCCATAAGACGTTGAGGTACAAGCAGTTCTCCATGTAGCTACTGTAGTAGCTGGTGCTGCTGCGTTTACTGTAGCGGCTCTCTCTGGAGAGACAAAGCCTACTGCATCTTTTCTTGCTGCCGTTAAGGCAGTTATATAATTACTTAGTGTGATATTATCACCTGCACTCAAGCCTGAATTAGCTTGGAACACTAAGTTAACATCAATTGTTTCTGCATCAGCAAATTTATTGTATTGAGCAGTAGTTTCACCTACACTTAATACGTTATCATCGATACCACCAGTTAAGGCGATAAAGAAGGTTGCTACATGTGTAAATGCATTACCTGTTGCTGATTCACCAGCATCTGATAATGCTGCTGGATGATTACCAATGAAGACCCAATCTGAACCTGCATTAATAACATCTTTATAATATAATGAAGTACCATCTGATGATTTAACATCACTAGCTTGTGATAAGTAAGTCCAATATTCAAGTACACTACCTACTGTACCTGTAATTGTACCATCTACATCATAAACCCATAAATGAATTTCATCGTTTGAGCCGCCTACTGCTGCTGCTCCCGCAGATGTTCCTGCTGCACCTTCAACATGACTCAGTTGCCATGCTGTACCAGTTTGTGTTGCTGAAAGGACTGATACCCCAACTGCATTACCTGTAACACCAGGATGACGAGCTTGTGCCCAATCTCCTGCTGCTGGTGATTGGCTACTGAAAACAGTAGCATTTTGTGTTAGAATACCAGTACCAGACGCTGTCGCGTTTCGTGCTGATGTACCAACTGCTCTGACAACTTTTAAATTGTTGCCATAGCTTAAGAATTGGGATGCTGTTAAAACACTTTCAAATGTTTCGGCTGACGGCTTCCCAAATTTTTCAACTAATTCCGTTTCACTAGTCACAGTAGTAACTTCATCTGCAGGACCCCACTGGAATGAACCAGCCATAGCTCCTATTGTAGATGATGTAGACGGAACGACATTAGTTAAATCGATTTCTTTTACCTGTACGCCAGGTGATACTAGAAATGCCATTTATTTCTCCCTTGTCATGTTGTTATAAGTTTTCATAATACGTGATTTACTCAATATACTTATTTATAAAATTCATCCATTCCAAACTTCCCAGCCCTTTCCGAAGGGATGATTACCAATATCATCATATATATTACCTACTGGTATTACTTCATCTTGTAATTGCTGAACTTTTTCCTTATATAACATTTGTTTTAATCTAACATCTGTTGCTTCTCTAAAGAATGGTGTGGTCGTAAACCAACCAAATAGAACTAAATTCATCATAAGGTCATCATGATTATTATGATCTGCCTCATATGAGGTTCCCTTTGCAACAAATGTACTCATTTCTCTTATAGTTTCTTCATCATTTATTACTAATTTCTTTTGTTCCATTATATCTCTTATATTTGAACAACCCATTCTTTTAACTTTTTTAGTCATAGTTACACCAATGGCATTAGCTCTAACCATACTCTCTACAAATACGTTCTCATATTCTAAATCGTAATATAAACCATTAACTACAACCTGCCCAGCATCATTTGATTCAACTACTACATAACAACTATTATAATGCGTAGCATATTTATAGAGTAAATCAGGAAATAATAGGGGACTCATTGTATTACATCTATATACACACACTTGTTGGAATGGATTTTCACTCACATCTATAACATTAAATGTGGAATAATCTTGTCCTCGTCCTCTAGATGTATCAACAAACATTAAATAGTTATGGTCTTCCACAGGTTGTTTAAATAATCTTACATCATTTTGTTCTTCAAGAGGATGTATTGCTCTTAAAGCTAATAATGTTTCAGCAGATATTAATGTATTACCTGTACCATGAAATGAATTACCAAACTCTTGGTCAAATTGCAAAGGAGAGGTATTTTCAATGGTCATTCGTTTCCATTCTTCATCTCTTCCAGGAACATCCCACCAATCTACTCTATATGGTGCAAATTCATTTGTTTTTTGAATAGCTCCCTCATATAACTTATGATACATGTTACCTATACCATTAGCAGTAGATGTAATAATAACTTTAGATGTTTTACCACCTGAGATTACAGGATATGTTGAAGTATAAAATTCTGAAGCATTCTCAACAAATGCAAACTCATCAAGGTATACAAGATTAAGTGACATACCACGAATAGAGCTCGATGATGTAGCTGATGCTATAAGCCTTGAATTATTAGAGAATGATATTGATTTTTTATTAAGAGCTGTACATCCAGGCTGAAGAAAGAATGGAAGATTCTCTAACATAAGAGTAATTCTACCTAACATTTCCCTAGCAATAACTTCTTTATTCGCTAAGATACCTACAACTTGTTCACCTTTAAATATAACATACCATAGAAGATATGCTACAACAGCAATTGATTTACCACTTTGACGACATGCAAGAACAATAGAAAATCTATTATCCTCAAATTGTTCAAACATTTTTTCTTGATATGGATATAAATTAAAATCAACTAACCCATCATCAAGGTGAATTATTTTACAATATTCTCTTGCAAAATATACTGGATCGTTTAAACATTTTGAATACTCAAGTAATTCCGGTTTAGTCCAGGGGTGTTCAACATCTGCACCACGGACATTGGGATTACCCAAGTACATGTTATGTTCTTTATTCATCTTCTGTGAAATTTGTGTCTGGTTCTATTACTATTTCGTCACGTAACATTTTTTGTAACTCAGCAGTAGAACCTATAAACACGTTATTGTGTGTTATTCCTTTTGTTTCTGCTAATGCACGATAATCTTCTTTATCAACATCTTTTTTGGTTTTATGAAGTTTAAGAATCTTTTCGCATATTTCAGCATTTTGTTTAATTAACATCCCAAGAACTTCAAAAGCTCTAGGATGTTCTGACTCGCGAGCAAGTTCAAGCATAAGTGATATCGCTTCATCTCCTTGCGAGGCTAAATCAAAAAATTGTTTTCTTACGTTTTCGTAATCCTGATCAGTCTTCTGTGGGGTGCTCATAATATGTGTTCCATAAATCTAATACTCCTGCTGCTGTCCTACTCTCTTCTTTATTACCACCAGTGTAGGGTATAGCAAAATTTTCATTCATTAAAACTTGGTTGGCATCAACGATACCGTCCTTTGTTGAGACTTGTATAGTCCCTAGTATTCGTCCAAACTTTCCCTTCTTTTGCATTTTAGTAACCAAAGTAAATTTACCATCAGCTTCTGCCAATAATTCTGATAATCTGGCACTAGCAGCCTTACCCCATGATTTCTCAGCTAGGTTTCTTGTTCTACTCTCAGGAGTATCTATACCCATTAAACGAATCCTCTCTTTAAT